AGGGCGGCATCACCACGCGGAACCTCTTGCGCCGGGCGGAGCTGCACGAGCCCCTGACCATCACCCGAAAGGGAAAGACCACAAACGCCCCGTACCCGTTTGGATTTGAACCCACACTCCACTACTACCGGCTGGACGAACCGGCCAGAAAGACCCGGCCCCGCAATATTTTCGTCGGCAGCATGGCGGACATCGTCGGGAAATGGGTTCCGTCTAAATGGATTGCGGAGGTTCTGGATGCCTGCGAGAAAGCACCGCAGCACAACTATCTGTTCCTCACCAAAAACCCGAAACGCTATATCGAGCTGGACAGCATCGCACTCTTGCCCCGCGCGGAAAACTTCTGGTATGGCAGTACGGTCACAGGACCCGATATGCCGTTCTTTTACTCAGAGTATCATAAGACCTTTTTGAGCATCGAGCCGCTGCTGAACCGCATGGGTGACACCCCCACCAGCCTGAGAGGTATCGACTGGGTGATTATCGGAGCAATGACGGGGCCGGGGAGCGAAAAGCACCGCCCGGCGCGAGGTTGGATTGAGGAGATTGTCGAACAGTGCCGCAGGAAGAACATCCCGGTATTTATGAAGAGCAACCTTGCGCCGGCATGGGGAGATGACCTGCTGAGAGAATTTCCGGAGGAAATGAGACGATGAATGACAAAAGGTTTGACTTTTTTGCTTCGGGATATGCCGGAAAATTCCGCCATGCTTTCCCGAAATGTTTTATCAACATGAACAATGAACTCATCATCCACCCGGCCCGCAATTCGTATTTTGGGCTGAGCGGTATAAAAAGTGAGATAGAGCTCAAGGCAAAAACCCTCGAATGGTTATCAAGGGAGGCAGTAAAAGGCGGCGGCAGAGCCTCCCAGAAATACCATTTAGATGGTATCAATGAGGTGCTTGGAACAGATTTCGATTTGAACGACATGGAGGCTATTTATACATACCTCGGCAATTCAGTGAACCACTACAAAACCATACGTTTTATCGAAAGCGGATATGACCTCACCGTTTTAGACACAGAGGAGCCCAAAGATTCCCCAAACGAAAAAATTTACGTCGCGGTTTTTAACTACTATGGGGACTGGTCTGAGCTGGCGGATAAACTGGGAGCGACTATTGTAGATGACACGCTTTGCTTTACCGGAGTGACTGGGCAGGAAATTTCGGGTTTGATGGAGTGCAACGGGCTGGACTATAACTACGCCAAATCCCCGGTTGAAGCCCGCGAACTCGATGAGTAAATACCGTCCGCATTCCCGGGCTTTTATCAAATCAAAGAGAAAAGAAAGGAGCACAATGATGAATAGACTGACAACAGATAACCCCATCGGGAACACTGAGCGAGCCTGCAACCTGTTCTATGTCGAAGAGGGAGAAACGTGGGTCAGAGACGGGGACCCGAAAGCCGGAAATCCGGACACGCGCCTCTACGACCACATCCGCAGCGTCATCAAAGAAACCGGCGCGGAGATTTCGGTCAACGTCACGGATGCAGAGCTGGATGAGGAGCTTTACGACCTGCTTTTCGACGGTACGGGCACCTTAGAGGGCCTTATCGCCCACTATTACACGGCGGCGGCGTTCTTCTCCGAGCTGAGGGCCTATTTGAAGTGCTACGAGGACAGCGGGATGCCGCGCATTAGCCCGGACGGGAACAAAACCATCGACGCAGCCATCATCGAGTACGGCGAAAACGCGCAGATGGACATGGCTATCGAAGAGATGGCCGAGCTCACAAAGGCGATTTGCAAGCGTAAGCGCACCGGCGCAACCGGCCCGGAGGCCATAGCGGCTAGAGAGAACCTCATCGAAGAGGTAGCGGACGTTTTCATCATGCTGGTACAGCTCATCAGAATGTTTGACGGGGCCGAGGAGGTTCAGCAGACCGTGAATGAGAAACTGCACTGGCTGAAACACCGCCTTGAGAGAGGAGGCTGCGCGAATAAACAGCAGCAATAACAGAAAGGACGGCGGAGCCTACCGACGGTACAAAACCATGGTGTCGCTTAATTGCAAACCGGGCAAAGACCGCTCCAAAGCCCGCCAGAGAAAGAAGAGGAAAAAGTGATGGGATATTTCAGAGAGTGCCCGGACTGCGGCGCACACCTTGACCCCGGAGAGCGATGCGACTGCGGCATCAAGGGTGACGGCTAGTACCGGCAACACCCTGACGCACCTATCGCCGCCCGCAGAGGGTATGAGAATAATACGGAGGTAAACGACCATGAAGAAAAGAAAATGCCGCATGACGGCTGGCGAGCGCGACCTGCATGAGCAGGCCATCCGCGTCCGCAAGATGACCGACCAGCAGCTCATAGACCACTTGCAGCATATCCGTGACGATGCCTACGCAGCTGGATACGCAGAGGCAGAGGCGCAGACAATCAACTCCCCCGCCAGCGAGAAAACGCTGACCGGGTTCATCGAGGAGCTGTCCAATGGGCGATGCAAGGGCGTGAAGAGCGCGACCGCGTTCAAAATCGAGGAATTTGCCCGGACAGCAGGGTACATCGTATGAGCGGCGCAGCAAAGGACCCCCGCAAGGTTATCCAGGGCATGAGGAACCGGGCGCAGGGCGACAGGTTCGAGCAGGCGATACTCAACTCCTGCGCCATCCTAAACGACGACCGAGGGCTCGCCGCTGTCAACAAAACGCCGGAACCCATGAAACCGCTGGCCCGGCCAAACGCGCGCGGACAGTTCCTCGCCTGCTTCACCAAAAAGGCGGAGCCGGACTTCCACGGGGCCATCGCCGCAGGGCGCGCCATCCTTTTCGAGGCAAAGAGCACCACCACCGACAAGATCGAGCAGGGCGTGGTATCTTCCGAGCAGGCCAAAACGATGAACCGATACACCGCGCTGGGCGCGCATTGTTTCGTCCTCGTAACCTTTGATGAGGTCCGGGCCTACCGCGTCCCGTGGCTCCATTGGACCACCATGCGGGAGCGTTGGGGACGGAAATACGCCACAGAGGCAGAGCTCGCCGCCTACCGCATCCCCTTTGGACCGGGGTTTACCCACAACATCATAGCGGGCATCCCCACGCCAGACAATTTCGACAAGGGACTGGCAGCCCCGAATCTTGAGGACATCCTTACGGCTTTTTGCGGTCTCCCCTGCGGCGCGCCGGTGGACGGAGAGGAATGGAGCAAAGCATACGACCGGCTCATCCGGCTGTTGTATAGCGTTTCAACTCTCACCGAGGAAAAAGTTGAAAAAATTATTGAAAAGCTCGACCGGATAGACAGTCAGGATGGGGAGGTTTGATATGCAAGAGAACCTCATTCTGGCGGGTTACGATGAAGAAACGGCAAAGAGGCTCTCGGAGGCGCTGGCAGGCACACTCGTGCCGACAAAGGCGCTCATTGCGGCTCTACGGGGACTTACTGATGCAACAGAAAGTCTGGCAGACATGATGAGAGAGCTCGAAGCAGCAGCCCGGCCAGCGGCACTTCGGAAACAGCAATTACCGAGGCCGCCCAAAAGCCCCGGCAAAATAAAATACACAGCAGCCCGACCACCCGCGCGCCCGGTTTGCCACATGAACCAGCGCGGGAGAAAGAGGTAACGACCATGATTGATGAAAAACTGATTGAAGTCATCGCACAGGCGGCAGCACAGGCAGCCGTAGCGGCGGTGCAGGCAATGCTCGGAACTGAGGCGCAGACCGCTATGGAGGCTGCTGTAACAGAGGCCGCCCGCGTAGGCGCAGAAATCGGGGCGCAGGCCAGTGTCAAGGCCGTCGAGCGTGAACGAAAGAAATTCAGGGATGCCCGGAGTGACCGGCGTTTCCGAAATACCAAGTATCTGCTCCGCAACTACAATATGCTGGCAAAGCACTGTTCCAACGCAGTCTACGACAGAGCCACCGAACTGACCCACCATGAGGGCATCGAGGATATTTTGGAGCTGTTGGATGAAATGCTGGATGAGGGTATTCAGGTTGAAAGCATTATGAAATCGGCAGCCCGGACGCAAATCATCATGGACCATGTGAACAGGATGCTCGGCATCTACAAGGTCTACTGCACCGAGAGCCAAAAGCCGGAGGAGCAAAGGCACTACCGCGTAATCGAGGCGCTCTACCTCGCCCCGAAACCTATCACGGCGGAGGCCGTCGCTGTGCGGGAAAAAATCGACAAAAGGACGGTATATAAGGACATTGACGCAGCTTGCGCCACGTTATCCGCCCTGATTTTCGGCATCGACGGTATCAAAAAAGCGGGGTAAGCGCAGCGGCCAGCACCGGGGCAAAAAGGCGGCATTGACCGGGCATTAGAGCTGTGATACAATGTAAATTGTAAAATCAGACGGAAACGCCATACCTACGGGCCTCCCCTAACCGGGCGGCCCTATTTTTTTACGCTAAAACGCCTCAAATTGGGGCAGAAATAGGAGGTAACGACATGAATATCGTCATCATGCCGGTAACGGACCTCCATCCGGCAGACTACAACCCCCGCAAAGACCTCAAGCCGGGCGACAAGGAATATGACAAGCTCGCCCGGTCTATCGAGGAATTTGGGTATGTTGAGCCTATCGTATGGAACCGCACCACCGGCAACATCATCGGCGGCCACCAGAGGCTCAAGGTGCTTATTGAAAAGGGCTATACCGAGGTCGAAGTCGTCGGGCTGGAACTGAGCGAACAGGAAGAGAAAATCCTGAACGTGGCGCTCAACAAGATTTCGGGCCGCTGGGACAATGAAAAGCTCATCGCCGTACTGGACGAATTGCAGGCGCAGGAAGAAATGGAGCTCACTGGGTTCGATGACTGGGAGCTTGAGGCGCTCAAGGTCACATACGACCACATCGAGGACCTCTTGCAGGACGACTTTGCCGACACCGGGAAGAACGAAAGCGAAAACTTCACGATGACGTTCACCCTCCCGGCAGAGGTAAAAGAGGCCATGGACCGCTACATTGAAGAGAACCCCGCAGGCAAGACCGAGCTCGCGTCTCTCATCGCGAATAAGGCAAAGGGGGTTATCTGACATGGAAATTATGAAAAAGCGCATTTCCGAAATGGAGAGAGCGGAGTACAACCCGCGCGTGGAGCTGCTCCCCGGAGACGATGAGTACGAAAAACTCAAGCGGAATATCGACCGCTTTGGCATGGTGGTGCCCGTCATCTGGAACCGGCGCACCAACCGCGTCGTGTCCGGCCACCAGCGCCTCACCGTTTTGGAGAATATGGGCGTAGAGGAAACCGAGGTTTCCGTGGTTGACCTCGATGAGACGGCAGAAAAGCAGCTCAACATCGCCATGAACAAAGTGAGCGGCCAGTGGGATGAGGTAAAGCTCAAGGAGCTGCTCGACAGCCTCGGGGACGCAGCACTGGAAACCGGCTTTGACCTCGACGAAATCGAGCGGCTGGAAAACAGCGTAGACGACCTCGTGGACGATGATTTTCTGGATGAGGAGCTGAAACGGCTGGAAGAGACGTTCAACATCTCCCTGAAATTCAGCGTCGAGGATAGAGAGGTCATCAAAGCATATATCAAGGACAACGGCAAAGAGGGGCTCGTGGAGCTCATCATCCAAAAGATTCGAGGTGAGATTTAATGGGATGTAAGTGTGGAAGTCAGGTTATTCTTTGCAACCTGCCTGTGCGATTTGATACATACCGGGGCTGTTCCCACGGCTGCCGGTACTGCTTCGCGCAGAAAAAGAACGACATCAGCCATATCGAGCGGGACGAAAGCGTGGACAGCCTGCGCTCCTTTATCGAGGGCAAGCGCGGCAACGAAACACAGTGGTGCGACTGGAATATCCCCATCCACTGGGGCGGCATGAGCGATCCATTCCAGCCGATTGAAAAGCAGGTCCGGGCATCCTATGAGTGCCTCAAGCTGCTGGCAGAGACCAAATACCCGTTTGTGGTGAGCACAAAGGGCCGCCTCGTCGCGGACCCGGAATACCTCGACCTGCTGGCGCAGTGTAATTGCGTGGTGCAGATTTCGATGGTGTGTAGCAAGTACGACAAGCTGGAAAGAGGCTGTCCGAGCTACGAGGAGCGCCTCGCAATCCTCAAGACGGTCTCCGCCAGAGTACAGCGCACCATCGTCCGCATCCAGCCGTATATGCCGGAGGTTTTCAAGGACGTTATGGAGAACATCCCCCGCATCGCGGAGGCCGGAGCCTATGGCCTCGTGGTGGAGGGCATGAAATTCTTTAAGGGCAAGCCCGGAATGGTTCGCGTAGGCGGCGACTACTGCTACCCGAAAGACCGCCTCCGCAGAGACTTCGAGGCTATCAGGGCGGAGTGCCACCGAAACGGCCTGAAATTCTATGCGGGAGAGAACCGGCTCCGCGCCATGGGCGATAGCATGACTTGTTGCGGCGTGGATGGCCTCCCCGGCTTCAAGCCGAATGAGTACAACCTTTGTATGCTGATGAACGGGAAGAACCCGGAGCCCACCGAGCACATGAAAGAAGTGGGAACCGGCGGACCCTTTAAGACGCTGAACCAGAGCGCGGGCAGCGGGCGACGGATTGCAAAGCAGAGCTTTTATGGCCTGATGCAGGAAGAGCTCGCCAAGAAACTGGACTACCACAAGAAAGTGTTTGGGCTGGATGACTGAGTATGACCTCACCCCGGTACAGCGGGTAGGTGGGATGCTGATAAAGCGGGACGACCTTTACGCCCCGTTTGGCCCCGGAGAGGTGAACGGCGGAAAGCTCCGCCAATGCGTAATGCTGGTAAAGAGCGTGATGGACAAATACGACAGCCTCCTCACCTATTGCAGCATCCACTCCCCGCAGGCCCCCATCACCGCCGCCGTAGCCCACGCCTGTAAAATGCCCTGCCGCATTTTATATGGCGGGACCAGCCGCGAGAGCGTCGCCTCGTTGCCGATGCCACGGCTGTCCATGAAATACGGGGCAACCATCGTGCTGGCTGCACGATCTGGCCGCCACAGCATTTTACACGCCCGCGCAAAAGAGCTGGCGGCAGAGAAAAACAGCTTTATCGTCCAATACGGCATCAACCTCATCAACCACGGGGACACGCTCCTCACCGCAGTCTCGGCGCAGGCAGCAAACCTCCCGGATGAGATTGAAAACCTCGTGATGACCTGCGGCAGCGGAATAACCGCATCCGGCGTGATGATAGGACTGCACAGGTACGGGAAATCCGTAAAGCACGTCCATCTCGTCGCCACAGCGCCAGACCGGCGGGCGTTCATCCACGAGAACCTCAAGCAGTACGGCGCAGACCGCGAATTTGAGTACCACGACCTTTTCCATCGGCCCGGATTTCAATACGAGAAGTCGGCAACGGCCAGATGGGGGGGCATTTCCTTGCATCCTCACTACGAGGCCAAAACGATGCAGTGGTTTAAGAGTTCAGGGCTCGCGCCGGAGAGCACCCTATTCTGGATTACGGGCGCGGAACCTACCAACCCGGCCCGAAACTAAATCAAGTAAGGAGAGGAGGACAATGCCGAATAGGACCCGCGACGACCTTTGGGAGCGCCAAAAAGGCGAAAGCGCACAGGCCTATGAGGCATTTGTCCTATACCGTGATTTAGGCGCGGAACGCAGTCATGTGAAAGTAGCCCAGCAGTTAGGCAAAAGCACCGCTTTAATTTCGAGGTGGAGTAGCCGCTGGAATTGGGTCGAGCGATGCCGCGCATGGGAGAATGCCAGAGACGAACAGGCCCGCCACGCCGCGCTCCAAAAGTACAAAGACATGAACGCCCGGCATATCAAAATCGCCTTGCAGTTACAGCAGAAAGCCCTCAAGGCGATGGAAGAGCTCCCGGACGACGCGCTATCCCCCAAAGATATTATGACGTTCATTGACAAGGCCATCGCCATCGAGAAGATGACCCGCCAAGAGGACGCGGGTATATCGCCGGGTGGAAAGCAAGAGAGCCAGCAGGACGGCGGAGGCCGCTCGCTGGCGGATGAAATCATCGGAGCCTACGAGGCCAGAAAGCGAGGCGAGGAACCTTGATAACCAGCGAGGCCATCCTCTACTACGCAGAACACCCCGTAGAGTTCGTAGAGGATTTGCTACACGTTACACCAGACCCGCAGCAGGCGGCCATCCTGCGGTCGGTCGCTACCAATCAGATGACCTCGGTACGTTCCGGCCACGGCATCGGCAAGAGCGCCGTGGAGGCGTGGGCGGTTATCTGGTTTTTGTCCACCCGGCCATTTCCCAAAATTCCGTGTACGGCACCGACGCAGCACCAGCTATTCGACATCCTTTGGGCTGAGGTCAGCAAGTGGCTCCGCAACAATAAGGCATTGGAGCGGGAGTTACAGTGGACGAAAGAAAAGGTCTACATGAAACAGTACCCGGAGGAATGGTTCGCGGTAGCCCGGACGGCCAGCAAGCCGGACGCGCTGCAAGGCTTCCATGCGGAGGATATTCTCTACATCATTGACGAGGCCAGTGGCGTGGACGACAAGGTATTTGAGCCGGTCCTCGGTGCACTGTCCACCCCCGGTGCCCGCCTCTTGATGTGCGGAAACCCGACGCAGCTATCCGGGTTCTTTTATGACAGCCACCATAAGAACCGGGGCAGCTACTCCACGTTCCACATCGACGGGCGCAACAGCAGCCGGGTATCGCAGGACTTCATCAACACCATCATCACCATGTACGGCGAAGATAGCGACGTTTTCCGCGTCCGCGTCGCCGGAGAGTTCCCCCGGCAGGAAAATGACGTATTCATCCCCCTGCCGTTGGTTGAGAAATCCATTATGACACAGTGGAATGAGCCGGAGCACCCGGCCAGCATCCATATCGGGTGCGACGTTGCCCGCTTTGGCGATGATAAGACGGTCATCGGTTACAAGGTGGACGAAAAGGTGGAATTTTGGAAGAGGCGCAGCGGGCAGGACACCATGAAAACAGCCGATGGCATCATCGAGCTGGGCGAAACTCTCGTGCGCCGGTACAGATACCAGAAAACCATCCCGGTCAAGGTCGATGACAGCGGCGTGGGCGGCGGCGTTGTAGACCGCCTGCGGCAAATTAAGCGGAATAACCCGGAGCGGTTTGAATGGCTGGACGTTATCCCGGTTGTTTTCGGCCAGAGGATAAAGCACGAATTTTACCACGACAGCACGACGTACATGATGAGCGTAGTCAAAAAGCTCCTCATGCCCTATACGGAAGAGGGGCTCCCCAAGCCGGTAGAGCTCGTGCTGCCGGACGACAACGACCTCATCGGCCAGTTGTCAACCAGAAAATACGGCATGACAGAGCAATCCAAAATCAGGGTGGAGAGCAAAGAGGCCATGAAAAAGCGCGGCCTACACTCCCCCGATGAGGCGGATTGCGTTTTGCTTTTATGCCTGCCGGTGAAACCAAAACGGAAAGGAGACGCTAAACATTGAGCGAGGGAAAAAAGCCGTCCGGGCCGCAAATCCGGGCGCAAATCATAAAGGCCGATACGCCCCCGGCCAGCAACCCCATCAAAAAGGCGGACGCGCCTACGCAGCTCGTTCAGGAAGAGAGCTACGCTACCAGCGAATGGCTCTCGCCGCCCCTCGACCTGCAAGGGCTCGGAATTATGGTGGATGAGAGTACCATTCTCCCCCAGTGCGTCCGGGCCTACAAGAGTAATATCGCGGGGTTCGGCATTGACATCCGCTATAAGGACAACTTTGCCGACGAAGAGGAAACCCCGGAGATGAAAGCGGAATGGGAGCGGGCGGCGGAGGTGCTCGACCTGCTGAATATCGAACAGGAAACGAAAGAGGTCTTTGAGGACCTCATCGAGGCCCGCGAGATTTACGGCTGCGCCTATCTTGAGGTCATCCGCAACCTCGCCGGAGAGGTGACACAGATTGAATTTATCCGTGACACCCCCAGCATCAAAAAGACCCGGCCTCTTGAGCCTTATGTGGACACCGAGTATTTCTACAAGGACCACACCATCAGCCGAAAGCGGAAATTCAGGAAGTACCGGCAGACGGTAGGCATGAAAAAGGTCTACTACAAAGAGTTTGGAGACCCCCGCGTGATGGACAGCCGCACCGGCGAATACGTCGGCAAGGGCAAAGCCCTCAAGCGGCAGTATCAGGCCAACGAAATCATGGAATTTGCCATCGGCACATCCGCCTATGGCAAGGTCCGCTGGCTGGGGCAGGTCCTCACGGTAGACGGCGCGCGCCGGGCGGAGGCCCTGAACAATAACTATTTCATCAACGGACGGCACACGCCACTCCTCATCATGGTAAAGGGCGGCAGCCTCACGGACGACAGCTTTTCCAAACTGCGGGAGTACATGAACGACATCCGGGGCGAGAGCGGGCAACACGCTTTTATGGTGCTCGAAACCGAGGCCAGCGACAACCGCACCGGCTTCAACAGCGACAACCGCCCGGAAATCGAGGTCAAGGACCTTGCGGCCATCCTGCAAAAGGATGAGCTCTTTCAGGACTACCTCAGCAATAACCGGCGCAAGGTGCAGAGCTCTTTCCAGTTGCCGGACCTTTATGTTGGCTATACCACTGACTTCAACCGCGCCACCGCGCAGACGGCCATGGAAGTGACCGAAAAGCAGGTATTCCAGCCGGAGCGCCGGAGCCTCGCATGGGCTATCAACAACCGGCTGCTCAACGGCTACCAATTCCGCTATGTGGAGGCGTACCTGCGGGAGCCGGACATCACCAACCCGGACGACCTTTTCAAAATCCTCACCGTCTGCAACAATGCGGGCGGCCTTTCTCCGAATAAGGCAAAGGCGATTGCCTACGATGCTCTCGGAGAGACGGCGGAGAACTTTGAGGGTGATTGGGGCGATATTCCACTGGCCGTCATGCGGGAACAGAATACAGCAGCCCTCGGAATGGGCACAGGTGCCGCCAGAATGGCGCAGGCTGCCTCTTCCGGGCAAGGCAATAGAAATACACCCCCGGCATCGAATACGGCCCAGAATGGCGAACAGAGCGCCGCAGGCGAGGGTGAGAACCCCGGCGGCACTTTAGGCGAACAGCTCGCCGCGCAGATTGAGAAAGCGGCAGCGGCCAAACAGGATGAGGTCGTGGCTGTAATGAAAGAGGTGCGGCGGCTCCTCGTCCGCATCGACGAAAAGGGGGCGGAGTGATGTGTCTACAATGCAAGCCACTAATAAAGGCTATCGACGCATTCCTCGCCAAAGAGGACAACGACCTCGCCGAACAGCTCACCATTGAGGGGTACTTGGAGGCAGAGGCCAGCGTCAAGACCATCAACGAAATCGAGGAGCTCGTGACGGCGCTCCTCGAAAAGAACGCGGATGAGCTGCTCGCAAAGCTGAATGACGCGGTTGACCTCAAGACCTTTTTCGAGGACAACTGGCCGGACATCAAAAAGGACAGCAAGCTCGCCCAGCAGCTCTACGACGTGTTCCACGATGAATTTACTACCATCATGCCGGAATACGTCGGGGCCTACGTCAAAGAGACCGACGCAGAGCTCACGGTAACGACCCTTTCCAAGCGCACGACCGACTGGATAAAGGGATGGAGCGGCGAACTGTCCGAGCTGATGAAGCTCGACACCGACACCCAAATTGAGGCGGTGCTGGAAAGCGGCCTGAAAGACGGGAAGAGCATCACGGAGATCGCCATGGCAATCGCCGACAGCGGCATCCGGGAACCCGGCTACCGGGCCCGGCGCGCCGCCCTCACCGAGGTATTGCGGGCGCATGGGTACGCGCAGCTTGAGAGCTACACGCAGAGCCCGGCGGTCGAGAAAAAGGGCTGGCGGCATACCGGCTCCTATCGGAACACGCCCCGCGCAAACCATGTTGCCATGGATGGCGTGGTCGTTGGCGTGAAAGAGCCGTTTACCCTTTACGGGGAGGACGGTGGAACCTATTACCCCATGACCCCGCGCGACACCTGCCTCCCGGCCTCGGAGAGCGTCAACTGCCATTGTATTTTACAGCCCATAGTCAGCAGCGACGTGCTGGGCCTGCCGCTGGAAGAGCGCCAGAGGCTCCAAGCAGAGGCAATCGCGGAGGATGATGAGGCGTGGATGGCCGAGCTGGATGCCAAAAACAAGGCGAAAGCCGGAATTGAGGAGGTATAGCCCATGTTGCAACGCATTGACAATATGTTTTCACGATTTCTGCGCTGGCTTTTTAAGCCGCGCTTTTTTGTTGCCAAGTCCGAGCTCCACGTCCTGCCCGGCAGGACAAGGGCGGTATTTTGGTGTACCGCCCCGGAGAACGCAACGGACACCGAGCTCCGCCGCATTTTTGCGACGATTGACAAGCCTGAAAGCGAGGAGGTAGACGTATGGTTCTATTCATCGCTCAAGGATATAGGCAAGCGGCCCTATGACGTAGCTCTTTTGGAGCGCAGCGGAATCGGTTGCCAGCCCACTATCACCCGCCCTGCGGGATATGGAAAGGAGGTGACACAGGCATGAGCAAAACAATCGAAAAGGCATACGCCATCAGCGATGCGAAAATCTCCTTTGTCTCCCTTGTAGACAAGGCGGCCAACAAAAAGCAGTTCCTCATCACGAAAGCCGAAGCAGGCTCCGCCTCTTTTGCTTCGTATGGCCGAATCGTCAACGCGGATGCTGAAAGCCACTACATCACTGGTATCGTCTATGAGCCGATGACCGAGGATGCACACGGGAATTACATGACCGAGGAGGAAATCACCAAAGCCGCCTACTGGTTTGCCAAAAACGGAAATCAGGTGGATTTGCAGCACTCTTTTGAGCCGCTGGAAGATGCCGCCGTTGTGGAGAGCTACGTCGCCAAATGCGACATGGAAATCAACGGCCAGAGCATCACGAAAGGCACTTGGCTGATGACCGTCGAGGTAAATGACCCGGACGTATTCGAGGCCATTGAGAAAGGCGAAATCACCGGCTTTTCCATGGGTGGCGTTGGAAAGTACAGCAGCGAGGATGTTGCACTGGATGACGTAGCCAAAACCGCAGACCCCGCAGCCCCGGCAGACCGCGAAAAGCGCGGGCTGTTTAAGAGGCTGGCCTCCGCTCTCGGTTTCGAGGTGGTGGAAAAGGGAGAAATGGCGGACAGATACGCAGCGGATATGAAGTATTCCGGGTTCTGGAACGCTTTTTACACGCTTGAGGACGTGCTGTACCGCTACAACTGGCAGACGGACCGCTATGAGTTCGAGGATAATGAGAACCTCATTACCGAGGCCCTGACCGAGTTCAATGCCATTGTGACCGATTTGCTCACCGGCGGGCAGCCGGTAGCAAAAGCTCTTGCGTCCGGCTCCGTCTTTAAGGCGGGCAAGGCCATGAGCAACGCAAACAAGGAAACCCTCACGTCTATCTACGACAGTTTGGGCGCGTTCCTTGAAAAATTCAACGATGAACAGGAGGAAACTGACGTGACTAAGAAAGAAATCGCCGATGCCATCGCCGAGGGCGTGGCTAAGGCACTCGCACCGGCGCAGCAGCAGCCGGAGGCGGTTGAGAAAGCCGCCGAAAACAACCCCATCACTGCCGAAGCTATCGAAAAGATGGTGGATGCCGCAGTTAAGAAAGCTCTGGCCCCGGCAGAAGATGATGAGGAACCCGTGACCGCTGAAAACATCCAGAAGATGATTGAGGTAGCGGTCGAGAAAGCGGTCGCCCCCGTCCGCAAGGCGGCAGGCGTACCCAGCAACCTGAACGACGACGAAGATGACGGCGAGGACGGCGTGGAGAAAGCCGCTCCGCACTATCTTGCCGGTATTCTGTAAGAGGAGGAAAAGAAAATGGCTATGAGAAGTAACAGACAAATCGT